ATGAGCACATTTACCTTATAGACCCTGATAAAATTCGAACAGCATCTGAGTATGGAAAGTCTTATTTAAAAGTTTGGGTTAAACTGGTAATTTATAATGATATTACCAAGGATGGACTTTCTGTAGGTGATTATGAAATTGATTTATTGCATATAGATTGCAATGCATTAACTTCGGGATTGAAGTCTTATGCAAAGTATAAAAAGAATGGCAGCTTGGTAAATTCTCGTCAGCTAACCTATGTAGAGACGAGAGATGTTATTCCAAATTCAGTTGGAGAAGGTATCTTAGAAAAAGCATGTCAATATCAGTAAATGAAGAAGTAATTGTTAGAAGCTCATCATACGATGGGCTTTTTTAATGCCCTGAGAAATGTTCCGTGAAAGCAATATCGGGGCACCTATGGCGGCTTAACTTTATTCGTAGTGGTTTTTAAATTAATGCCGCCACCCAGATTCTAAAGAGGGGTGAATAGCGTAGCTCAGTTGGTTAGAGCGGCTTTCTAATACGAGATAGCAGTCGTATGTATGAGATCACGGTTAAGACACTCTTCGCGCAGGTTCAAGTCCTGCCGTATTCATCCCGTCTTTAAAATCAAAGGAGATTCACATGCTCCAATTCCTATTCTGTTTATTCGGCCTACATGGTGCGACTGAGATCGATTACACGGTTGATGATGAAGAAATCAAGGTGTGTCGGGATTGTTTGAAAGAAGTTTAAGACCCTCGCCACTTCGGTGGCATTTGCCGAACGTATTACGGCATATAAAACCCCGCTGAGATAACAAACTTGGCGGGGTTTTTCTTTTCTTATTTAATCGCTTATTATCGTTAAATATAAATACTAATTGGGCGCAGCAGTGGACTTAAGACAAAAATTAAACCAAGCGAGAAATGCATATATCGATAAATACAGAAGAGATCCTAATGTTATTTTTATAAGCAATAGCTTTTACGGCGAATTGGATGAGATGGTCGGTGGTTTAAATTTATATGATGCAGCCCCAAGGCATTTATGGGGAGCTAATGTAATTGTGGTTTTAACTCCAGATTACATTAAATTTGCTGAAGACTCCGATGTCAGAAAAGCTGCGCAAAGATTCCATAGTGATGGATCTTGGGATAGCTACAAGGTTCCAAAAACCAGAACAACAATTGGTAGTGTGAATAATGGTGTGCATATGCCATCTGAAATAATTGAGCTCGAGCCAATTGAATTCAGTAAAGAAGAGATAGAAATCTACTTAATGCAAAATTAATTTTACTGATATGAAAACCCCGTCATTTGATGGGGTTTTTGTTTTTAGGTGGTGGGTATGGTTGATCGAGTAGAGGCATCCAAAAATCTAGAGCTGCTTAAAGCAAATCAATCACGCTTGATGAACTATAACCATTTGTATTCAAGCCATGCATTTCGCCAAGACTGCGGTGCTGAGTTAAAGAAGATTGGCAGGCAGATTTACAACATAGAGAAGCAACTCAATGCGCAGTCCTAAGCGACTCGCTGAGATTCGTAAGCTTCCGTGTGTAAGGTGCGGTAATCCAAACTCACAAGCGGCTCACAGTAATTCAGCCAAGCACAGCAAAGGCAGAGGGATTAAGGCCAGTGACCAGTTCACTATTCCATTATGCGCAACCTGCCATGCTGCATTCGATCGTTTTGAATTAGGTAATCGGGCAGAGAGTGAAGCAATGTTTGAGAAGTGGTTGGTGAGAGTGAATCGGATGTTGAATCAAGCAGATAAAGAAGTTTTTTAACCTGAGCCTAATGGCTCTTTTTTTATGTGAGAAGAAAATGTCAAACAAACAGCAAACAGCATTAACTGATTTTGGTGGAGCGGTTTACGCCCTTAAGCAAGGCAAGAAAGTAGCTCGTAATGGCTGGAATGGCAAAGGAATGTGGTTAATCCACATTGTTGGCGAAGCTGTGGCTCAAGCTATTGCAGACCGATACGGTGACGGTAATGCAATCCCTGTACTAGAAGCTATTTACATGAAAACAGCAACTGGTGAACTTGTTCCTTGGCTTGCATCACAAACAGATGTTTTGGCGGAAGATTGGGTTGTTTTGTAGGTCTAATAATCAATGGAGATAGGAAATGCAAAAAGCCGTATTTCCTATCCAGAGTCATGCCGACATCACTAAAGCCATTAACTACATGCATACCAATTACACTCAGGCGATTAATGAGGGTAAGCCGTTAAGGGTGGTGATTGATCAGAAACAGGATGATAGATCCACTGCACAGAATAGGCTCATGTGGATGTGGTTAGGCCAGATTGAAAGAAAGACTGGTCAAGATAAAGATTCACTCCATTACGAGTTTAAGAAATGCTTTCTGATTTATATCTACCGTCGTGATGATCAGGATTTTGCTGAGACCTGCAATGCGATTGCAATGCTTAAACAGAATGAATGTGAAGAATACCGGGTGATTGCAGAGCAGGTGATAAGACTTTGCAGTACAACCAAATTAAGCGTTAAGCAGATGACCGAGTATTTGAATTATGTGCATGACTTTGCTGTGACTCAGTTTAATGTGCATTTGACTGTGCCAGATGATTTGAAGTGGTGTTATCAGGAGTAAAGATATGGCGAACCTAACGCCTAAACAGCAAAGGTTTGTCGAAGAATATCTGATAGACCTGAATGCTACGCAGGCAGCGATTAGAGCTGGTTATAGTGAGAGGACAGCACAAGAGCAATCATCGCGCCTGTTATCAAATGTTATGGTTCGAGAGGCTATCCAAGAAGCGCAAAACAAACGTACTGAACAAACCCAAATTGATGCAGCTTATGTCTTAAGGCGTTTGGTTGAAATCGATCAAATGGATGTCTTGGACATCATGGATGATCAGATGAAGATTCGACCTGTTAATGAATGGCCTAAAGTTTGGCGACAGTACGTGGTAAATCTTGAGAATCTTGAACTGAGTGATGGTGAAGGTTGTTTTAAAAAAATCAAATGGCCTGACAAGGTGAAGAATCTTGAGTTACTGGGTAGGCATGTCTCTGTGGGCGCATTTAAAGACAAGGTAGAACATTCAGGAAAACTTGAGATTCAATCACTATCTGACCTGATGGATGAACTAAGCACAGAGGATTAATAAGGAGGGCATATGCTTAAACCTGAGCATAGAGCAAAACTTATTGATCAGCATTGGCGGCTAAACAATCTCTACTACATCACCGATAAGAACGGCAAGCAAGTCAAGTTCAAGATGACACTTGAGCAGCTTGAATACTTTGAAAATGAGTGGTCGAGAAACATCATCTTAAAAGCGCGTCAACTCGGCTTTACGACTGAGATGTGCATCATTCAATTGGATGCCGCACTATTCATGTCGGATAAATGTGCCTTGATTGCACATACCCTACATGATGCTAAACGTCTGTTTCGGGAAAAGGTCAAATACGCTTATGAGAAGCTGCCACATCCATTACGTGCAGCCAATCCATTAAGCATTGAGACTAAAGAGGAGCTTGTATTCTCCAAAGGTGGATCGGTCACAGTCAGTACGTCATTCCGTGGTGGAACGCTAAAGCGATTACATATTTCCGAATTCGGTAAGATCTGTGCCAAGTATCCAGATAAGGCCCGTGAGATTGTCACTGGTGCTTTTGAAGCAGTTGGCTTAGGTGGGAAGATTACCCTTGAGTCTACGGCAGAAGGCAAGTCGGGTTATTTCTATGACTATTGCCAGACCGCTGAGAAGTTGCAACTGCAAGGTAGAACACTTGGCATCTTGGACTGGAAGTTCTTTTTCTTCTCATGGTGGAAGAATCATGATTATGCCTTACCAGTTACAGCTGAGATTCCGCAGCGCCTAAAAGATTACTTTGCTGAACTAAAAGCCAAATACAACATCCATACCACACCAGAGCAGCAGCAATGGTACTGGCAGAAAGAGAAAACGCTTGGTGAAGATATTAAGCGTGAGTATCCATCTATTCCATCTGAGGCATTTGCTCAATCAGTAGAGGGCGCTTACTACAAGAAGCAATTCAAATTCTTGTATGAGAATGGCCGTATTGGTCAACTACCTGATAATTCTCATTTGGATGTGATGACTTTTTGGGACTTGGGTGTATCGGATTCAATGGTGATCTGGTTTGTTCGCAAAATCGGTGATGACCGTTATCAAGTGATTGATTACTACGAAAACTCAGGTGAAGGGATGCGCCATTACTTCAAAGTTCTGAAAGATCGTGGCTATAACTACTCAGCGCATTACGCTCCTCACGATATTCAAAACCGATCATTGATGAACGATGGTAAATCTCGTTTAGACATTGCCAAAGAGGGTTATGAGATTGACGGGGTGAAATATTCAGTTCGTTTCCAAGTGGTTCCTAATATTGGAATCATGGACGGCATTGAATTAACCCGCGAAATCCTGCCTCGATGTGAGTTTGATGAAACCAAGTGTGAGGAAGGTATTTCCCATCTGGAAAACTATCGCAAAGAGTGGGATGACAAGAAGGGCTGCTGGAAGGATAAACCTTTGCATGACCATACTTCGCATGGTGCCGATGGTTTTAGATATTTTGCTGTGGCGATGTCGAAGAAGATTCAACCAAAAACTATTTCATTAAGCACGGTGTACTAAATGGCAGTCAATTCAAAACATCCTAAATATGCTGAATTTGAAGGCCGATGGAAGGTCGTTCACGATCTATGTGATGGTGCAAATGCAGTGAAAAAGGCAGGTGCTTTATATCTGCCTGAAATCAATGTGAGCAAAGATCAGCGTGAGAATGATTTACGCAATCAGGCTTATCGTGATCGTGCTGTGTTGTATGAAATCACTAAGGACACTAAACAGGAACTGATCGGTATTGCCTTTTCGGAAGATCCGAACTTTGATCCAGATGGTATGGATTTCCTGAAATACAATGCCGATGGTACTGGCAAGTCTTACTACCATTTGATGCAAAGCGCTTTAGGTGGATTGCTTGATGCTGGCCGTGGTGGGCTCTTTGTGGATTATCCGCAGACAGATGGTGCGACTTCGGTTGCTGAGGTTGAGCGTTTAGGTATTCTGCCGACCGTGGTGCATTACAAAACCTTAAGCATTATCAATTGGGGTGTGCGAAAAGTTGGTGCTCACTTTAAGACAGCTTTGGTAGTCCTTGCTGAGAAGGACTCCATCGTGGATCCAAGCGACGAGTTCAGCTTAAAAGAGATTCAGATTTATCGGGTATTGCGACTGGACCAGAACGGTGAATATTGTGTTCAGATTTATTCTGATCGCACTGGCACCCTGCAAGCTGATAGCGAACCGTATTATCCAACTGATGCAAATGGCGCCAAGTGGAATGAGATACCATTTATCCCGCTTGGATCAGTGGCCAATGATTGGGAAATCGACAACATCCCACTTGAGTCACTGGCATTGATGAATATCGCGCATTATCACAACTCAGCTGAGTATGAGAACAGTGTGTTCCTTTGTGGTCAGATTCAACCAGTGATGACTGGTCTTGATACGGATTGGCGCGACTGGTTGCAAGAGCATGGCGTGATGCTTGGCTCTACAACTCCTTTAATGCTTCCTACGGGGGCGACATTCACCTTTGCTCAGGCAGAGGAGCAGATGATTGCCAAAGAGGCAATGGAAGCCAAAGAGAAGCACATGAAGGCTTTGGGTGCAAAACTACTTGAGGAAAATCAGGTGGTGAAAACTGCAACCGAATCCAACAATGAGTCCATGGCGAAATACTCTGTCCTGTCTTTATGTGTGGCGAACCTCAATGAAGCCTCTGAAATTGTCTTGCGCTGGTGTGCTAAGTACTTCGGTTCAGGTGATAAGGCTAAGTTCACGATCAAGCAGGACTTCGCTAAGGGTAAGCTTTCACTTGATGCATTGAAGTTCTATAACGAGCTTGTCCAGCAAGGCAAATTGAGCCGTGAAACCTTCCATACAATCCGCACGACTGGCAAAGTCCCTGAGATTGATTTTGAGGAAGAAGAACAGCGGATCGAAGCTGAAACGGCCAGTGCTTTACCGGGTATGAATTATGAACGACCAAATAGCACAACGAGCAATACTTAATGCTTTAAGCCAGCATTCAGCTTATAGCTATCGAGCGTCGACTCAAGCTGTAAATGAAGTTCTAAGCCGATTCTACGGACTGTCTAATAAGATGGTGTCAGAGCTAAGGGAATTGCTTGAAAACCTGTCTGGGGCTGAAAAAATCGCATTGGAAAAAGGTCAATACACTACAGATCAATTGAAAGAAATCCGAAGCCTGCTGAATGATCGATTTAAAGAGATTTTAGTTGAGGTGCCAGAAACCTTTCATCAATCAGCGGTCAGCATGGCTGTGTATGAAGCATCGTATGTTAGTCAGTTGATGACAGGTGCAGCAGCTTCGGTCAGTGGTGAGCAGCTTTATAAAAAAGCAAAGTCTACTCCACTGGCAGGCGGTCAGCTCATTAATGAAATGTTTGGCTTTGTACTGGATAAGGCTCGAAAGCAGGTTGAATATGCCATTCGTGACGGTATCAACCAAGGCCAAACGAATCAGGAAATCATTACCCGTATTCGTGGCAAGCGAACCAAGGTAGGTAATCAGTACGCTTATGTTGGTGGCATTTGGGATGCAACCAAGGTTGAGATTGAACGCACGGTTCGGACCGCACGAAGTCATGTGGCGAATGTTGCTTATGATGATACCTGGAAGGCGCTCGGATTCACTCATGTAAAATTCGTCAGTACTTTGGATGGCCGTACCTCCAAGCAATGTTCTGTATTGGATCAGTCGGTGTATGAGATTGATAAGCCGCATCCAAAGCCGCCTTTGCATTATAACTGCCGCAGTATTCTCGTGGGAGTCGATGCGGACGGAAAGCTGTCAGGCAAGCGTCCTTTTGTGATGGATGAGCGCAAAGTGAAGGACATCCCCAAAGACCAGAGCGAAGGGATTATTGGTCAGCTTGATGCCAATACATCGTTTAAAAAGTTCTTTGATCAAGCAGATGAGTTTTTTCAGAAAGAATGGCTCGGCCCAGCACGCTATAAGCTCTACAAAGAAGGCAATTACAGCATCGATAAGTTTGTTGATCCGCAAGGTGCTATGTATACGCTGAATGAGTTAAAGACGCTGGATGCTAAGACGTTTAAGGAACTCGGACTTTAAAACCAATTTTAACCTAGACCCAAACGGGTCTTTTTTTATGCCCGCAGTTTGTGACTGCACCAAAGCTCGGAGAGCAAAATGCTGAAGTATGAATTAGAAAATCTCGATGGTGTCGAGGAATCTGTCAAATCACTCTATGAAGAAAAAGACGGTAAATACGTCCTGAAAATCGAAGGCATTCCACAACCCCAGCCACAAAATGATGATGGCCTACGCAAAAAGGTTGATGAACTGCTTGCTGAAAAGAAAGCAGAACAACAGAAGCGTAAAGAAGCCGAAGAGCAGGCCCGCAAAGAAGCTGAAGAAAATGCCCGTAAGAACGGCAACATCGAAGCCTTGGAAAAGTCATGGGGTGACAAGCTTGCAGCACGCGAAACCGAGCTGTTAAACGAAAAACAGTCACTTGAAGCACAGGTCTATAAATTAACAGTAGGAAGTAAAGCCACTGAACTGGCAGCAAAACTTGCTGTACCGGGTAGTGATTCCGTTTTACTTCCACATATTAGTAATCGCCTACAGGTTGAAACTGTAGATGGTGAAATCAAAATCCGTGTTCTTGATTTGCAGGGCAAGCCAAGTGCATTGAGCATTGAAGATTTAGAAAAAGAATTTCGTGCGAATGAGGCATTCAAGCCTTTGATTCGTGCGTCAAACGCATCAGGAAGTGGGGCTTCTGGTGGTCAAGGTGGCGGTGCTACTAAAAAACCAAGCGAAATGACAACTGCCGAACGTCAAGAGTGGCAATTGCGTGACCCGTCAGGGTTTAAGGCTGCTTTAGACAATGGCGAATTTAATAAATAATTTGGAGTATTAATCTTATGGCATCAGTTCGCCTTACAGATATTTATAACCGCGACCTTTTAGCAAGCTACATTGATCGCGATTCCCTTGAAAAAACCGCATTTGCTGATTCGGGTGTATTGGTCACTAATAACGAATTTAGCAAATTATTAAATGCACGTACTGCGATTCAGGAAGTTCCGTACTGGAATGATCTGGATGCATCTATCGAACCAAACTACAGCAACGACAATCCAGCAGATAAAGCTGTTCCGTTGGCGTTGAATACTGGTGTGATGAAAGCCCGCATTGCTCACCTGAACGAAGGCTGGGCGGCTGCAAACCTTGTGAAGGAATTAACCGCACAAGACCCACTTGCAGCAGTAGGTCGCAAGTTAAACCGCTACTGGCAGCGTCAGGTTCAACGTCGTCTAATTGCATCAACCTTGGGTGTTTATGCCGACAACGTAGCCAATCATGCAAGCGATATGGTGGTGTCTGATGCAGTTGGCACTCTGGATGCGGACATCATTATTGATGCTGGTGCGACTATGGGTGATAGCGATGAGGGCTTAGGCGCTCTAGTGGTTCACTCTAAAAAATATGCCGACCTCCAGAAGCAAAACTTGATCGAGTTTGTTGAGCATTCAGATGCTAAAACTCAGATTGCTACTTATCAAGGTAAGCGCTTGATTAAAGATGACGGCATGCCGATGATTTCAGGTCAGTACCTTTCAATCTTGCTGGGCGCTGGCGCGATTGGTTACGGCTTTGGTCAGCCTGACAATGCGCAAACTGTTTCGTACAAAGACGAAGAAGCGAACGGTGGTGGTGTAGAGACAATCTGGTCTCGTCGTAAAACCTTCATTCATCCGCTTGGCTACAGCTTCACCAGTGCAACTATCACTGGAAACGGCACAGAAGATCCAGCAATCTCTGCTTCATGGGATGATTTAGCACTAGCTGCAAACTGGACGCGTGTCTATGACCGTAAGGCCATTCCATTAGCATTCATTTTAACCAAGTAAGGAGCTAAATATGGCTATTGGTAAAGGCGAAAAGAAAACCCGTTGGGAGGATGTGGTTGCTGGATTTAAGGTTCAGCAGCCTAAAAAGACATCGGGTAAAGCATCTGGTTCATCTACAGGCTCAGAAGCCAAGGGTGATGATGCTGGTAAGAATGGCGGTGGTACTGAAGGTGCAGGCGATGGCACTCAACCAACTGACTTCAATGCTCTAACGGTTGAAAAACTCAAAGAGCAACTTGCGGCAAAAGGAATTGAGATTCCTGCTGATGCAAAAAAGGCTGATTTAGTCGCTCTATTAGAACAGGAATAACTATGAATTACGTCACTATCGATTCAGTCACTCAAAGCCTTGGCCCAGATTGGGCTGGATCGGGTGACGCTAATCTCGCAGTTACTCAAGCGAATGCTTGGCTTCGTACCAAGCGTTTGCGTCAATTTGAAGTAATCCCAGAAGATGTATTACTTGCAGGGGCTTATGCTGCACAGTTGGCTGCAAAAAGTGAGCTATATAAAGACCGAACTGATGGCGTTGTAGCATCTAAAACAGTGTCAGCTCAATCAGGCACAAGCGTTTCCAAAACCTATGTGGCTGGGAAAGAGGAAGGCAAGAGTTCAACAATGACGTTCATTGATGACTTGCTGAGTCCATACCTCTTAAAAGGCTTTGCAATTAATACATTTGTGGTGAAGTAATGGGTATTAAAGATGATATTCAGGCCGAAGTGGCTGCGGCATTTAGTGCTGATCTAGCCGATGCTGTCGATTCATTCGCTTGTGAAAAGCCGATTTACTCAGGCGTATTTGATTTTGAAACGCAGACTTATCCAGTTGTAGGTAGTGAATCTTATTCAGGGCGTGGCGTCCTGTTTGGCTCATATTTAAAAGACTTGGTGAAGCCTGCGGACTATCAAGCCGAAGATGCAAAAGCGATTGCTCTGCAAAATGAAGTAACTGCGGTGCCACAGATTGATGATGTTTGGGCAACCAGTAAAGGTGATTTCAAAGTCATAAATATTGGCGCAGATCCAACAAACAGCATTTGGACTTGCCAGCTTAGAAAGGTGTAGTGATGGGATGGAAAAACAAACCAACTAATTTTGCGCTTGATGTGGTGAAGAATGCAGACGACCATCTCAAAAAGATTGTAGGTGAAACATTGCAGCAAGTTATTGTGCGCTCGCCTGTCATGGATGGTGAATTTCGGGCATCGCATAAGGTAACGCTAGATTCACCTCAAAACAGCTATGAGAAAGGCTTTGATCTATCAGGTGGTGCAACACTAGCAAAAGGCTTGAAAGTCGCATCTACAGCGAAAATAGGTGGTCTTGTGTATATCCAAACATTGAGTCCATACGGCACACGTTTAGAAAATGGGTGGAGTCAACAAGCGCCTAATGGCGTTTATGCGCTGTCTTATCAATCAGTAGCGAGTAAATACAAATGATGACACTTACCCAAGCTGAAACAGCCATTCATCAGGAAATTATCAGGATTGCCAAGCTAGAAGATTTGACCGTTGAAATGGTGAACAAGCCACCAAGTCATGGCAAGCCCTTTGAGCCACCAAAAAATAAGGCTTGGAGCAAGGTATTTATCCAGTACGCTGATAGCCAGATTGTAGGTATTGGCGATAGGCCGTGCATTCGGGATCAGGGCATTATTTCAATTCAATGCTTTGCGCCACTGGGTAGTGGCCTTATGACGCTATCTGAGATGTGCGACACATGGCGAAAGCATCTGCAATCCTTTGGCGTATCTCATCTCGAAATATATAAAGTCCATGCACCACAAAGCATGGATGATAAAAACTTCTACGCTAAGATAGTGAGAGCAGAATTTAGGATAAATTGAGATGAACGAATACCAAAAGATGCTCCATGAAATCGAAGCCAAGAAACAACAATTGGAACAACGTATTGCGGCAGCGGTTCAGGCCGAATTATCTCAGTGGCAGCAGGAAAATAGTTTGCCTATCCGTGGAGTCTATATTGATTTAGGGGGTGTTAGCGAAATGGGCAGCCCTAAGCTATATGGAGTTACTGGAGCTTCAGTCGATATAGATTTCAAGCCATAAAAATATGCACCTTCGGGTGCTTTTTTAATATCTCAATTTTTTTCACCGCCAAGAAGGCGGTTTTTTTATTTTAAGGAATCGCTATGGCAACACGTTTAGTAAACCTAACCAACACTCCACAGCTTATTACCTCCAAGGCTGCTTACATAGAAAGTGTGGATGGTGAATTTAGATTTACATTTTCACCAGCTACTCCAACAAATTTAAGTGTCAGCCATAAAGACCGTAAGCTTTATTCAGATGGCTCGTTAGGCCCTTTGTATGTATGGAAAAGCACTAGTTCTGAATTACAAATTATTGTATCTGAGGCAACCTAATGATCAAAACACCGCTAAGCACCGTCATTGGCGGTGCATTTTGGACACCTGAGGCCACTGTGATTAATGGCGCAAAACTCAGCTTTGAAATTGTCATGAAAAAGCTCTTTGCGAATGGCGAGCAGGGTTTTTGGTACGATCCTAACGATCTAAGTACGATGTATCAGGATGCAGCGGGGACTGTGCCTGTAACAGCGGCAGGGCAACCTGTAGGGTTGATGAAAGACAAGTCAGGTCGAAATAACCATGCAAGACAAACCAACTCGGCAAGTCGCCCTATTCTTCGTCAGAACGCAACAACAGGTGCGTATTATTTAGCGTTTGATGGTGTAGATGACTTCCTTGTGACGAACAGTATTGACTTCACCACAACGGATGAAGTGAGTTTATTTTCTTGCTCAAAAGCAAAAGCAGCACCAGGTCCTGATTATCAAACCTTACTGGATTTTAATCTAAGTAATGATGGTGGCTTTCAGTTAGCAGCACCTCATCAAAATGGCCGAGCTTTTTTCGGATCGAGAGGTACTGCTGCTACTGCTAGTGCGTTTTCTGCTTCAATTGATTGGAATTTAGGTATTGTTTTATCTGGTAGAGCTAAAATTTCAACAGATATGTTGCAATTACGAACCAATGGGGATGTGACTGTGATTGCAACAGATCAAGGGAGCAGTACTTATGGCAACAAACCGTTGTACATCGGTAGACGTGCGATTATGGATCGTCCTTTTAAAGAGGGACTTTACGGGCTGATTGGGGTTGGTAGATTGACAACTCTTTCGGAGGTAGCTGCAATCGAGAAAGAGTTTGCTAAGCGTGTGGGAGCAACACTAAATGTTTAATTTATCGGTGGTTAATGTCATCCCAGATGAACATAGAGAAGCTGTAAACAAGATTGCAGAGCTTTATGGATGTGGTCCTAACAATCTATCTGTAAAACTACAAGGTGCAGACGGTATTTATTGGGGCTGTCATTCGTGGTGGAAGCCAGAAGATTATGCTCAATTCTCAGATGCAGATTTAAGAGCGCAAATTGTACCGTCAGAGTTACAACCATCACTCGAGTTTCTGTATGAACGCCTGATGCTTGATGGTGATGCTCGGGAGAATTGGATGGCTGCATTAGCCTTAAATGGGCTTTCTGAAGTTCTGGAAGAAAATCAAACATGACCGCCGAAAGGGCGGTTTTTAATATCTAAATTTATCGCCACCGAAAGGTGGTTTTTTTATGCCTTGAATAGGAGAAAACCATGAGTTCGGGCGCAAAACAATTAGTGCAAATTGCAAAAGAAACTGTCATTGGAA